CGCCTCTACCTGTGGTTCAACGTCAGTAACTTCTACTTCAATATCAGCAACTTCTGTTTCTACTTGATTTTGTTGGTTCTCTATCGTCATAAGCTCACTATATCATCTGGATTAAGAATTGTGGCTATTACTTCATCATCGTTGATGATTCGTACCTCTGCACCATCCTCAAGTTTAAATCTCGAACCAGAGTAGCGTCCGATTAAAACCCACTGCTTTTCTTCGCACCAGGGTGTATCTCCATATCTAGACTTATCGTTATAACAAAGTGGTCCTTTTTTAACCACGTAAGCTACAACGGTTGCTAGAGCCTCACGATCTGTTGTTTGTTTTGTTAATACTATGCCGCCTTCTGTTTTTGCTTTACCTGCATAAGGTAAAACCAACATTCTCCAACCCGTAGGTTGTGGCATCCTATTTAATAATGATTCATCTAATTTTTCTGGATCTAGCACTAATGTGCCTGGATCAACATAAGCCTCAGCTATTTTTTTGTTTATTTCGCTGTTTTCTGCCGCTGTTGTCATATATCTTTTCCCATGTCACTTATTGCATTTGCAATATAGTATAAAGCAGAAAGCTCTCCTTGCAAATATTTATAATGTTCAATATCTTTTAAACCACCAGACATCATTGTTTCTTGTATCTGCTCTTCTCTAGCAGATATGGTTCTCTTAATTTTATCGATTACTTGTATGTCGTCCATAAATTAAGATTTTTTTGGCCTGCCTTTCTTTTTTGCCGCTGGTTTCTTTGTTGTTGTTTTTTTAGTTGTTGCCTTTTTTACAGGTTTTTTTTCTTCAACTATTTCGCCATTTATTATAGCCATTTTTTTTTCAATCCTAGCCATATTTTCTTGATGAGCTTTGTCTGCTGCTTGCTGTTGTTGTTTTAGTTCTACAGCTTCTTGCTCTCTAAGAATTTTCTTTTCAGCTTTTAGCTTTTTAACAGCTTCAATTTTATAAGATGTGGTCATTTTATTCCCCTTATTTTATTTTCTAATTCTAGCAGTTTTAAATCAGCATTTTGTTTTAATCTATTAACTGCTACCCCAAGTTTATCATCTGCAATCTGTTTTTGCGTATTAATTCTTTGTTGCTGTATTTCAGTATCCATCATTTTTTCTTGTTGTCTCTGGCTTTGTTTTGCAACAAACTGGTCAGATTCCATATTTAATTCTTTATCTCTCAAGTCTAATTCACGTTTTCTTATATCTACTAATGGATCATCGCTACCACCCATACCAATAGATTGTAAGAACTCACTAGCAAGCTGGGCCATAATCTGTGAGCTAAATTGTTCCATAATCATTTGTATTTGCTGTTGTATTGCTATGGCTTCTTGTGGTGATACTTGTTGTATTTGTGATTGTATTTGTTGAATTTGTTGTTGCATTTCTGGTGGCATTTGTTCTTGTGCTAGTTGAGCTGCAAGGAACTGTAAGTGTTGCATACAGTGACTTATTATTAACGCTTGCACTTGTGGACTTTGTTTTACTATATCAGTTAAAAATAAACTTTTGTGCGCTTCTAAGTGCGCTTCATGGTTTTGTTCTGGAAATGCTTGAGCTGGTTGCCCTAATAATAAACCAGCGTTTTCTTGTCCTGCATCTACTGGTTTTGGTGTCATGTCTGGTGGTGGTTGCAGTAAAGAATCTACGTTGTCTACGCCTAGAGCTGCATACATTCTTTTATAAGCCTCATATATGCCCATAGGACCATGTATCTCTGGATTTGATTGCACCATTTGTAATAGTTCTTGTGCTAAAGTAACTCTTTGACTTTGAGAGAATATGTTTGGGTCGGATACAGGTATGATGTCAACACGATCATCAAAATCTATTTGTTTGACTTCTTGTGCGCCAGAACCTACTTGATAGTTATATACAGGTGGCAAGTATTCACCAAACACTTTTGCTAATAAACCAAACTCAATTCGTTGTGCATAGTGTAATCTTTTGTGTATAGCACTCATAACTTTAGTACCACGCTCTAATAAAGCGACAGTAGTCCCAACAGGCATGGCTTGGTTCATATCACCAACATTCATATCAGCAATGGCGGCGAACCGCTTACCAGAATCGACCAAGATCCCTAGGAGTTGCATAAGGACGTTACTTGGTTCTTTAATTGGAAGAGGTATTAAATTTTCTCGTAAGGATCCGCCTGTTGTATCAATATCTCTAAATTCACCAGGTTGTAATGGGTCGTCCTCATCTCTGATACGCATACCTCTAGCTTTAAAACCAGCTGGTAAATTAGCTAATGTGCCTGCATCTATTAGTTGTCTTAATATTGAGGTGCTTGCTTTAGATAAACCACCAATCATGTGTGACAGTCCTAATCCATAAAAACCAAGTCCAGGTAAAAACTTATATTGCACAAAGTAATTGATTTTATTTTTAAGTAAATCGTTTTGTTTATAGTTTCTACGTATTGATAATATCTTTTGTGAATCTTCTTCTATGGTCACGATATAAGGTAATTTAAGTCCTGTTGGCATGTTTTGTTGGTCTAAATCCTCAAAACCTTCTATGTCTAAAACCGTATGCACTTCATATACGGTTCTATTTCTATTTTCTTTATAGCTTGGTGATATGCCTTGTATATCATCTATGGCCTCTGATATTTCATCCATATCCTCACTATATGAACCAGAACCAATATCTACATTTGCATAAAAACCTGTAACCTGTTGTTTTTTAATCTCATTTGCAGACATGCTTATGGAGTGTGTAATCCTTTCAGCTGAACTTATATCAGCAGCTTCATAAGGCACGATTAAATCTTCTGGTGCAACAAACTTAGCCACTGCTCTATTTAAAACAAAATCAAAGTAAACTTTTTTAAAACAAGAACCAGCTAGAGGTAGATAAAATAACATCTGATCTAACTCTGGGTCATACTCATCCATTTCGTTCATTATGTAATAGTTCATAAACTCTTGAACTCTCTCAGCTTGATCTTCTGTTTCTATAGTTCTTGCGCCAACTATTTCTGTTTTGACTGGTCCTTTTGCTGGTAACATTTCTTTGTAGGCTTGTGCTTGAAACTGTGTAACAGCTTCGGCTAATATTGGGTGCACAACACCAGATGATCCTTCAAAGGGTTGTGACCTAGTTTCATCAAACTTCATACCAAGATATTTGAGGCCATCGGTATATGTTTTTTCCCACTCGGAACGTGACTGTTTATCTGTTTGTATAGCATCTAATAAATCATTAGATATTTTTTCAAGTATGCTTTCGTCTATAAAATCAACAAGGTTTGCATCAAAGCTCATTTGTGGTTGTGCTGGAGTTTGTATTTCTTCGTCTAAAAGAACTTGCTCATCGTTTACCAATATTTGTGCTGCGGCTTGTATTTGTTCGTCTCTAGTTGTATCTGGCACAATATTAACTGCTGAACCTTGCACTTTAACATCTGGGTTATCGTTCGTTCCTAAATTATCTATAGCCATATTAATGTATTACCCTATTCCGTGGATCTTCTACAATATCAATCTCTGTGCCTATCATATCCTCTAATTCACAATCAAGCAAAAGACCATGGTATTCTGCGATTAGTTTAGCAGACTCAAAACTTGGTGCACAAATCAACGGACCCATGTATTCAATACCATCCCAAATAAATGTTGTTGCATAAGTTTTTAATAATAAACTGTTCTGTTCTTCCTTAATAATTTCACCTCATCTTGATAGTCTTCATATAAAGATATAAAACCGCCTTGTCTAAAACGCATAAGTGCCATAGTAGCACTATCGCAATAATCATCGTAATCGCCAAAAGGAAAAGATGCCATTTCTTCTATAACCTCTTCTGCAAAATCATCTTCTGGTGCCCATACCATACCAGACTCAAATATAGGAGCCACACTATTCATACGCGCTACTTTGTCTTGTCCTCTACTTGGTGTGTATGATGTAACAGGAATACCCATACGCCTTAACTCATGTGTAAGTGGAGTTCCAGAAGCCTTAGCCTCAATCAATACACAATCTGGTTCCCAATATTTATATTCATCTAGCGCCATTTTTTTAAGTTCTGGAAAGTCACACCTCACTCTTTTAGCATCTAATAATATTATTTCGTCACTGCTTTCATCGCCACGATTAAAGATTGCCCATGTAGTAATTGCAGAGTAGTCAGCTGTTTCTTTTTTAGAAAAAGCTGTATCGTAACTTTGTATTACATAACTATAAGCTGGCACATCTTCATCCTCCCACCGATTCCACCATTCTCTTTTTACAATAGAACCTTCCTCAGCCGTCGGGTTCTGCATCCACTGACTATTCCATTTGGATATAGGTAAAGATGCTTTTACGCCTAGGAGTTCATCCTTTTTCCAAAACTCTGGCCATAAAGGTTTTTCACTATCTGGCATGATTGCAGGAAACTCAACTACCTCCCATTGATCTGCATTTTCATCGCCTTGTTTATTTAAAACTTTGCCAACCAAGTCTTTTGTGCTCCACCTAGTCATTACAATCACAATTATTCCTCCAGGTTGTAGACGCTGTCGTGGTCCAGAGGTATACCATTCATAAGCTGATTCTAAGGCTTTTGGTGACAATGCATCTTGCTCTGAGTGTGGATCATCAATTATTAATAAGTCAGCACCACGACCTGTTATAGCACCACCAACACCAGCTGCAAAGAACTCACCCTCTTGATTGCTCGTCCAACGTCCAGCTGATTTGTTGTCAGCTTGTAATTTTACTCT